AGGAACATCGGCGTGGATTCCACTGGATTTTAAACAGAGTCCTTTTAGTGTTGGTCTAGGTGCAGTTGTCAATGGCACAATTACCTATGACATTGAACATACTTTTGATGATGTTTATGATTCTACAGTAACACCAGTTGCATTCAAACATGCGACTTTAGTTGCCCAAACTGCAAACAAAGATGGCAACATTGCATTCCCAGTTCGTGCTATTCGTATTAACAATACCGCAGGTACTGGTGATACAACCCTAACAATCCTACAAGGTCAACGATAATGAATATTCAAGACATCTCTGATTTCCTTGATCTCGTTAAGAATCCAGATAAATACAATAAGTTTGTTGAAGACATCAAGGCTGAACAAGCTCGTCTAAAGGCTGCTGTTGAAACTGTAGCCAAGGCATCTGAACTAGACAAGCTCATTAAAGAATATAATAAGAAGACTGCTGCTTTCGAAAAGAGTGTCTTTGATAAACAAAAAGAAATTGATGACATTGCGACTCGCAATCAACAAGCTCTCTTAGCTCGACAAGCTGTTGCTGAACAAGCACAGATCAATGCTCAAGCTGTTCTACAAGAAGCCTCAACAAAAGCAGAACAGGCAACTAAACTTGCTGAGAGTTTTGCTGGTCGTGAAAAGGAACTGCGCAAACAAGAAACTTTTGTTGAAGAACAAAAGAAAGTTCTAGCTTCTCAGATTGCTGAATACGAAGAAATGCTTACAAAGATCCGATCTGTTCTAGGTTAATATGAGTGTTTCCTCCGAGCAACGCTCAGACACACTTGTAGCAATTAAAGTAGATCAACCATCGTCCACAATCATTTATGTTGGGGAGGCAGCAATTGCCTCTCTAGCTTCTGAAGCGGTATGGAGAATCAAAAAAATTGATACTACTTCAGGTGTGATCATTACATGGGCAGATGGTGATTCTCAATTTGATAATGTGTGGAATGACCGCACAACTATTACATATACATAAAGGAACAGAATGCCTACAGCTTCTTATACAAAAATTCCAGCAGCTAACGAAGACCTTGTAGAAGGTGTTAATGCTGGTACTGATCAATGGGCTATTGCCCTAACTAACACTGCACCAGCATCTAAAACATTTGTTTCTGGTACAACTGATTTAGCAACTTCTGGTGGATACACCGCCGGGGGTAATAATGTTTCCACAACTTCTGCTGGTATGAACGGCTCTGACTTTGTTCTTGTTCTTGCTGATCCTGCAACTTGGACAGCGACTGGTGGTGGATTTACATTTCGATATGCACTCCTTGTAAACAAAACTGTTAATGTAATTCCGGGTTATTGGGATTATGGTAGTTCACAAGTCGTCGCGGCTGGTGAACAGGTTATTGTTGATTTAGATCAAACTGCTACTACAGGTGTGTTTAAGCTCACTTAATTTAAGGAAGACAAATGAAATTAGGAAATTGGGTTAAACAAACCACAACCACTACAGGCACTGGAAATCTCACTCTAAGTTCTGTCAGTGGCTATCCTACTGCTAATGATGTCTTCGGAGTGGAAGTTACTTTTCCATACACCATTTGGGATTCTACTGGTGCACCGATTGAGTGCGGTACTGGACACTTAAGTACTAGTACAACACTTGTACGTGATTTTGTTAGAGCAACATATTCAGGTGGCACATACACTTCTGTTAATAGTACAACAGGTCAAGTGAATCTTGCTGCCGGTACATATACGATCGGGTGTTCCATAGATGATTCTTCTGTTTATGTAGAACCCGCTAGGACATTTTCGCGGGTGCATGGAACAGCTAATCAGCGTATTCATAGTCCTAGAAACCTTTTAACTAGAACAGCCACTACAATCACTATCAATTCAAGCAACCGTGTCTTTGCTTATCCCATTTATATCGCGGAGCGAGGTCCATTCAATGCATTTGTTTGTAGATGTTCAGCAGCGGCCGGTACAACAGACTTTGCTTTGTATGAGGTTGGCACCAATGGCCTTCCGGGCGCGTTAGTTGTAGCTTCTGCTGGGATTACTTGCGCCAGTGGAATCAATTTTGCCACTTTTACCTCTCAGGTAGTTCAACCTGGTTGGTATTATATGGCATTCAACAGTTCAACGACAACTCAGACTATGTATCATGCTATCCTCGAGGAGAATATAGGTCACGGAACGGATCTTGTAAATAATCAACCCTTCATACATGTGACACAAACGGCTGGTACATTGCCGAATCCTTATGGAACTCCTACTACAATCGGTTCTACTATTAGTAATGGTCAGGTTCCTCTTATTTGTTTGAGGTGTTCATAATGATTACGTATAATATTCTATCTGAAACACTCCTAAGTAGACTAGAACCATATGGGTTCTGTCACGTGGATGGGCAGCCACATTCCTCTGATGATGCTGTCTGTCAACAAATTATTGATCAGTATCAGTATGAAGATGCACAAAAAGAGTTGATTGTGTCCTACACAAAAGCTGTTCAAGAACATATGGAAACTGAGGCTGTTAAAGCTGGATATGACAATTTACTGTCAGCTTGTAGTTATGCAGCAGTTCCTAATTCATTCCAAGCAGAGTCAATATCATTCACTGCATGGCGTTCTGCTTGCTGGGATAAGTGTCACTTAATCTTAAATCAAGTTAATGAGAGTACTATTGCCGCCCCCTCCCTATCAGAACTGCTTCTGATGCTTCCTGTGAGAGGTTAAGATGAGTATCGGACTAAGTTCTGTAGGCTTACTTCCTGTAGGACTTGGACCCACTATTTCTGGAGGTGGGCCAACTACCTACACTCTAACAGCTTTTGGTGGCTCATATACCTTAACAGGATCTTCCGGTGTTTTAACTAGGTCTAGATTACTTGCTGCACTTGGTGGTAGTTATAGTGGTAGTGGTGCTACAGCAAATATTACATTTGTTCCAAACTCCACAGTATATACATTAACTGCACAGGGTGGAAGTTATTCTCTAACAGGTAACACTACTTCTATCTATAGAAATAGAGTTCTCATAGCAAATGCAGGAACGTATTCGTTTGTTGGGTCTTCTGCAGATGTTACATATGTCCCATCAACTCCTGTATACACACTAACAGCATTAGGCGGTACTTACACTGTTACAGGTTCTTCTGGTGTTCTTACAAGAAGTCGTATTCTAACTGCGACAGGTGGAGTATATAACTACACAAGTCCTTCTATTACTATTACATCTGGTCCTCCAGTTGTTAGTACATTAGTGCGATATATAAATGTTTTAACTGGTGAGATTTTATTACTACAACCATTTTAAGGAAATAGAATGAGAATTTATAAAACAAGAGCAGACTTTACAAAACTACAAGCTGCACAAAATCCAAGTGTTTTTGCTGGCACTATCTGTACTATTACCGATGAAGCTACAAATCCAATGTACACATTTCAAAACAATGTTTGGAATGAATTGGGGGTGGGTAGTGGCGGTGTTGGTAGAACTGAGTATCGTGGACCTGTCGCAACTCGCGTTCTAGTCCCGAACACAAAACATGCTACAAACAAGCAGGGTATGTGGCGCTCCCTACATTATGCTCGTGACAATATTAGCGCAGTGCAGCTTGCTTATGCGAACTGGTGGTATACGGCTCAGACTGAAACGTTGCCCGGAACAACTGCTACATTTGCCGCTTCGATTGAATATCCTATCGGCACCACTCCACAGCAGTTGCTGTTCTCTGGAGCGGACACCGGAACGGCTGCGGATGGTACTACAATATTTACGGATTTGCTCACACTTTCCACACAAATTCCTGCAGGAGAGCAGTTTGCTATTTATGCATGGGCAGATATGCAAAACGGTATTATCTATAACACGACAGGTGCTGCTATTACAGGGGACCGCGGTGTATTTGGTGTGACGACTCCAAACCTAACAGCAGTTGGAGGCGCTACACTTGGTACAGCAAGTACCGGAGCAATGTCTCCACTTGTGGCAATCCTTGGCGACACAAAACGCCCGACTGTTGCGCTCGTCGGTGACTCTATCCAACTCGGCGCTGTCAATCTTGTTACTACACAGGTGATCGGCAATGGCTTTGGCGATCAAGGATTGACTGCTCGATCTATGGGGCCGCAGTTTGGCTATCTAAACCTTGGGTCATATGGTGATCGTGCGCAAACGTACATCACAGCCGCAGGAACCCGGCGTAAAGCGCTGATGGCGTACTGCAGTCATATCGTCTGCAACTTTGGAACGAATGATTTAGGCAACGGACGCACCGCAGTGCAGGCTCTGGCAGACATTGCGACAATTGCAGGCTGGTATCCGAGCAAGCCGTTTTTCCAAGAGACGATCGCGCCGCTTACCACCTCGACAGACTCATGGGCGACTACCGCAAACCAGACTGTCGGCGCCAACGACGCGCAGCGCGTGCTGCTCAATAATGCGTTTCGCGATGCGCCTATGTGGTTGGCTGGTATCTTCGACACTGCATCTATCCTCGAAACGTCATGGGGTTCTGGTATTTGGAAATCTCCGGGCATGACCCTTGATGGAGTCCACCTGAGCGTTCGCGCGCAGATGACAATCCAAGGCTCCGGCGTTGTCAATCCGGCGATGATTTTCTAATCTCCTCTGCAGGGCTTGGATATAGTAGAGATAATATAAAAACCCTAGAGAACACTATTACATATTTAAAGGACTTTTATGAGTAAGAATTATTATCTATCGGGCGAATTTAATTTAATATGTGATAGATGTAGTAAAAAAATAAAAGCCCACGAAGCAAAACATGAATGGACAGGATTTATCGTTTGTGGTGATTGTTGGGAGCCAAGACATGAGCAAGACTTTGTTAAGGCACGGTCTGATAAAATAACTGTTCCATTTACAAGACCTATCCCAGCATATGTATTTACCAATGTTGTTTATCCTCTATATTGTGATACTGGGTATGTACAAGAAGGATATATTTTGGAGACTGTCCCACTATGACAACTATTGTCACTAGAGCAGGTAAAGGCTCTGCCCTCTCATACGTTGAGATGGATGCAAACTTTACCAACCTTAACACAAATAAACTAGAAACAATAGACCTTGCTCCATATGAAACCTCTGCACATGCAGCAGCTACATATGAAACGATTGCAAACACTACAGCAGGTCTAGCACTTAAATCAAATACTACCACTACAGTAACTAAAGATAGTTCTACAGGGGCTGGCGCCTTGCCCGTGGGAACAACAGCACAACGTCCAGCAAGTCCTGCTAATGGGTATGTTCGTTACAATACAGATACATCTTCCTATGAAGGTTATAAGAATGGTAACTGGCTACCACTAGGTGGTGGTGCAACTGGTGCTGGCACTAACGATGTGTTCTATGAAAATAGTATTACTGTGACTGCAGACTATACTATTACAACTAATAAAAATGCAATGTCTGCTGGGCCTATCTCTGTTGCTACTGGTGTAACAGTTACAATCCCAACAGGATCAGTTTGGAGTATCGTATGACAGTTACAGTTAATGGCACTACTGGTGTCTCTCTTGTACAAGATGGTGTGGTTGTGCAGGCAGATCTTGCAGCCAATGTGGCAGGGAATGGGCCAGTATTCAATGTAATTGCTTCAACCGGTGCTATTCCGGCTTCCCGTACTAGAATTACATGGGCAAGCAGTACGGTTCTCGTTGGAGCCACTATGTCTGGATTCGATGTTATACCACAAGTTGCTGGATATTATCAGGTCAATCTTCACGTTATAACCAATGTACCAGCAACGACAGGTATGTCCTACGGTTCTATTGACAAAACTGGAGCGCAATTAGTTACTCAGGTTAGCCAAGGACCAGTGGGTGGTGGTGGTGCATATATTGTACTGTCTTGGTTGGTATATTGTAATGGTACAACCGATGCTATAGGTGGGTCTGTTTATAACAATCTTGGTGGTTACTCATTGGTAAATGCCACCATGTCAGGTTTCTTAGCGAGGGCTACATAATGTCAGGCGTAACTAAAACTCATGTTCAGTTAGGTGATTCCCTAACTGCTACTAATAACTTCATGATCACAGCACAAGCTGCTGATGGTACTATGAAGATCGCTCGTGGTAATAATGGGGCTACTACGCAGGATATTCTCACTGTCGCTACTGACGGACGAGTCTCCTTACCACAAAATGTTAGAACTTGGCAAGCCGTTACTCGAACCGCCGGTCAAGTGTACGCAGCGCCTGCGTGGGATATTGAAGTTAATTTCAACGGTACTACTTCTGGTAATAACGTGCTTGGGTCCGTGGATGTAACTGTCAACGGTAGTGTGACTATCCGTTTTGTGTATGGCGGTGGTACGGCAGTATCCCAGTGTGGGTTATCTGGCTCAATTACCATTCCGGCTAACGCAACATACGAGTTCACACTAACGAATGTTACAGGCAGTACTTGGAAGGAATTACGATAATGACAATCTCAATTAAATCAAATCCTGATGGTATATCTGGTGCTATTCAGGTTGGTGGGGTCGATGTATTCAAGTTCGGCTCCGACACATCTGGGCAACTGGCGGGGTTTCGGAACATCCTTATCAATGGGAAGCTGACCATCAACCAACGCGGCGTCACGATTGCTGCCGCAGCCAATGGTGCATATGGACCTGACCGCTGGAAGAAGGTCGATGCTTCCAACATGACTCAGATTGTTGAGGCCGGTAACTTCAAGCCTTCTACTGTTTATACCCTTTCTGGTATCAATGTTGTCGAGGCACAGATTACTAGTCCGGCCTCTGGTGACTGGAATATCGGAAGCATTCCGATTACAGCCTCCTATGTCCAGCTTGAAGAAGGCTCCATCGCCACGCCGTTCGAGCAGCGTCCGGTTGGGCTGGAGCTGAGTCTGTGTCAGCGGTACTATGAGAGAGTTGTATATGGGAGTTTTTATATTCCGGCAACAGCCGCAACTATTATGTATTCCCCTCATTATTTCAAGGTATCAAAACGAGTCACTCCAACAGTGACTTTGCCCCCAGTTGCAAATCAGGGTTATTCCGCCGCTGGAAATCAAATGACTCCAACTAGTTGGACGGTCTCAGTTAGCCAAGAAGGTTTCGGTATTCAAGTGGGTGGAGCAAGTCTGGGTGGTCATATTTCAAACATAGCTACTGCATCCGCCGAACTCTGACCATGCGCTACTTCCTATATCTTATTGGATATACTATCCTACAGATATTGATATATATTCTAACACCAACTCTACCACTGTTCGCAGTGCGTAGAGAAGGTTGGACTGACAATGCATCTGTCTTTGCTGAAGGATGGAAGTTACCTAAATGGCTATCGTGGTTTGACACTCCAGACAATTCATTGGATGGTGATGCCAATCATATTAACAAGTACATTTGGTATCCACAGTATCTGCGCCACCTGTTATGGCTCTATCGTAATAGTCTATATGGCTTCAAATGGACCGTTATGGGGGCTAGAATCGATTCAGGTAGGATCTTTGATGGCAACACCAAGGTAAACTACGTTGGCCCCGTCTATGGCACTTTACGTGTGTCCTGTGGCAAGTACTGGCAATGGAAGAAAGTTACTCCATCTAAAGTGTTTAAAGGACGTTGTTGGGTACTCAACTTTGGCTGGCTTCTAGATGATCCAGATCAAGAGGTAGCACTTTGGATGTTTTCACCACGACTTAAAAAGGTACAATACAATGGACTCACATGACCGCCGCGTGACGGACGAACGATTGACACAGATAGAACATAAACTAGATAAGCTCACATCTGATGTAGAAGACTTAGTTGCTGCATGGAAAGCTACAAATCTAGTGGTTAGTTTTATTAAATGGTGTGGAGGTGCAGCAACCGCCATTACTGCCCTCTACACATTACTTAAACTGAAAGGTTAACTATGAGTACATCAGGCACTACGTCATACTCAACTACACGGGATGATATTATTAAACGCGCTCTGCGCTTGGTTGGTGCCTTAGCTCAGGGTGAGACACCTACACCAACTCAAGTGACAGAGGCTGCCACTGCTCTTAATGGTCTTGTAAAGGCATGGGCTGCAGATGGTATGCCTCTATGGGCAATCACTGAGATGACACTTCCTCTTGTTGCTGGACAGTCAGTTTATACAGTATCTAATCCTAAGCCATTGAAAGTTCTCCAAGCTTGGAATCACAATACCACTTCTAATGTGGATATCCCTATGCGTATTATCACCCAAGCTGAATATAATATTTTAGGTAACAAGACATCTGCTGGTAATCCTATACAGGTATACTATAGTCCTAATAGGGACAACGGTGATTTTCATTTGTTCCCGGTGCCAACAACTGTTGAACAGGCTGCAAATGCTATTCATTATGTTTGTCAGATTCCTTTCCAAGATTTTAATGCCAGTACAGATGCCCCAGACTTTCCACAGGAATGGTATGATGCTGTTACCTATGGTCTAGCTACTCGCCTTGCTCCAGAGTATGGTCTTGATATTCCATCACGTAAAACTCTGTGGCAAGAGATGACAATCATTAAACAAGATGCACTTAACTTCGGTCTAGAGGAAGGTTCTCTTTACTTTGGAGTAGAACGTAGGAGTTGGTAATGGATGGTATCGGACTAGACCAATCGCAAGTTGCTGATGCGATCAATCGCAAATATCAGGGCATGTCTCAACGAGAACGCAACCAAAAAATGGCTCAGGCCCAGTCTGGTGGCTCTTCTCAATTCCAATCTCAATATAGTAATGAACTAGCTCAAGCACAGCAACCAACTGAGTTCTGGGGCGCTGGCCGTAAACTAGCCACTAATCAAAATCCAGATGCCGAAATTCAAAACCTAACAGGTTCATTTCTTTCTAATCTAGGTGGTCAGAAGTATTATTATGGTAATAATGATGTGTCAACCGATGATGGTATTAAGGGAATGTTCACTGATTATGGATACAAACCCACAACTAAATCTGTAGACACATCCATCTTACCACTGTTGTCAGATATTAAGACAAGTAAGTTTCGAGATCAATTTTATTATAATGGTGCCAATGATCCAAGCCTCGCACAATGGGGAACGAATGGATATAGAACACAAGATTTAGGTGGTGGTAAATATAATATCTTTGGTTCTGATAATTCAATCCTAGGCACTGGATATAAAAGTGTTGATCAGACAATTGCTGAATTGGGTGGCCGGGGCGTTGGTGGGGGTTCATTAGGACAATGGGAAGTTCTTGGTCAACTCTTAAATGGTGGTCAAGGAGGTCAAACACAGTGGGGTGGGATGCCCACTAACAATCGTTCTGATAATATTTCCGGCCTGAACTCTTTATTTGGTTCTAATCCACTACTGCTTGGAAATAAGTTATATGGATACAGTTCTAGTCTTGGGCCGGGTAGTATAGAAAATAGAAGTAGTAGTGACGGACAAGATAAATGGATTGGAAATCCTTTTGGATATCAAGCATCTCATACAGGTAAATCACATAGTTGGTCTACTGGATTAGGTAGAAGCATTAATGATCCAAGTAGTTGGGGATCATTAACTTCTAAGTATGGCACTGATCCTTATGGATTCTATGTTTCTGCAGACAATGCTTCTAAACTTCCCGGTTGGACTAATACTGAAAATTACCAACATGCTGATCATAAACAGGGTTTTCTACAAAAGATCTGGGAAGCTACAAGCCCAACACACATAATTGCAAAACAAGAATTCCAAGACATGCAACCCATTGGAGCCGCTGTAGGTAATTTCTTTATTCCGGGATTGGGTTCTGCACTTAATGCATTAAATTCATATTCTGTTGGAGATGAAAAGGGCGGAAATAAGTGGTTAACTGGTGCAGCTACTTCCTATCTTGGTGCTAACTATGCACCAGTTGATACTGGTTATGGACAACTTGCAAACTCTGCAGTAAATGGAGCAATCACTTCTGGAGTAAGTTCGTTATTATCTGGACAAGGGGCTGAGAAATCCCTATTGTCTGCCTTGTTCGGTGGGGCTGGTGGTGCTGCTGGTAACTTTATTGGTGGAGCAACTTCTGGGTTAGGTAACGGTTTAAGTAAGTTCCTCGGTGGAGCGGCACAAGGAGCCGTTAGTGGATTACGTGATCCAGAGCACATGCTAGAATCTGCTCTTACATCGGGCGCTGCTGGCGGTCTTGGTGGTATCTTTAATCAAGGCGTCTCTAATCCTTCTACAGTACAACAGAACAATCAGTTCGCTAAGGAAGCAGTTAATCTAGCAAAGTTATTTGCGAAAGGTAAGAAATAATGGCAAGTCAAAAGCAGAGTGGAGTTCCTCAGAAGACTAGGTTGCCATTAATGGGAGCCTACTCAAATAGAGACTCTAGTGGTTCTAAAGACCAGCGATTCATCAACATGTTTCCTGAAACTCGCAAGGTGGATCAACTTGAGAATACAAAGATCTTCATTAACAAACGTCCGGGCCTAACTGCATACAAAGACTTTGGTACTGGCGAAGGTAGGGCAATGGCCTACTTCCGCAATAAGTTTTATGTGGTGATTGGTAATCAACTGATTGAGGATGATACTGTTCCTGTGGTTAAGGCTACATTGTCTACCTCAACTGGTCACGTAGGTTTGCTGAACTGTAACTCAGGTTCGTTGGGTGACTATCTGTTTATGACTGATGGTATTAATGCTTGGGTTATTAAACAGGATGGTACTTGTACACAGGTAACTGATGTAAACTTCCCAACTCCGCATATTTCAGTGGCTACTTTCATTGATGGTTATGTGTGTCTAGCGAAGGGTAGTGATGTATATTCTTGTACACTTGATGATCCCTTCACATGGCCCACCTCAAACTTCCTGTCTGCAGAAATGTTCCCTGATCCAATCGTCAGTCTTGCAAGACAGAATAACCAAGTAGTTGTCTTAGGATCAAGTTCAATTGAATTCTTCTATGATGCGGCTAATGCTGCTGGCTCTCCTCTGTCTCGCAATGATGCCGCTACAATTCAGATGGGTACAGCTTCAGCATATTCTGTCTATCAGAACGAACAGTTCTGTATTTATGTATCAGCTTCTGATTCTGGTGGTAGGGCAGTTTGGTTAATCAAAGGTTTCCAACCACAGAAGATTACAGACGAATACATCGAACGCATTATTGATGCAGAAGTGAATATGTCAGACTGTCGTGGATTTGGTATTCGTACAAAGGGACATTTGTTTTATGTTCTTAATCTAAAAACTTCTGGAAGGACTTTGGTTTATGACGTTGATGAAAAGTTATGGCATGAGTGGTCTACTGACTCCGCTGGAAGTCACACAGTTTTTGCTTATGACAACATGGCAGACTCAGGCATTGGTGCTGCACATATACTTCACACCTCTAATGGCACCGTTTATAAAGTAGATCCTAATATCTATCAAGACGATACAACTCCCATTCATTGTACAATTGTAACCAATAAATATGACATGGATAGCTATAACAGGAAGTTCATGTCGTCCCTTAAGTTGGTGGGCGATAGTTATTCTCCTACTAATGTCGTTACCTTTTATTGGACTGATGATGATTATCAGACATGGTCTAATGCGAAGACGATAGATATGAATGATGACTTCCCAGCCTTCCAACGACTAGGTGCATTTCGTCGTAGAGCATTTAAGTTTGAACATACTGCAAACTCTCCATTACGATTAGAGTCTGTTGAAGTTGTTTATACCGAAGGAGCAAACTAATGGCAGTTAATACACTACCACCACCACCGATCAACGACAAGCCGGGTTCCTATACATGGCTTGAATGGTATCGTCAGTTGCGTGCATATGTATCAACCTCCGGTTCTGTTCCTTGGTATATCATCAACTTCTCTGGATCTAGCATTACAGACATTGCTGTTCGTAATCATGAGGACTTGCAAAGTATGCAGGGTGGTACATCAGGTGAACATTATCACCTGACTGCTGCACAGCATGCTGCATTGTCTGCCGGACCACACAACAACATGTCAGGTATTCAAGGCGGTACTGCTGGACAGTATTACCATCTTAATGCAGATCAGTATGCTGCAATCAGTAATGAACTGGCCGTTGACCTGAGAACATCTGGTACTGTTCTACCAACTACTCCCACTGTCTTTGCACCTGCTGCAGCCATAGTTGTGAACACATCTGGAATTGCATATAATACAGGTAACGGACAATTCACCTTTACAAATGGTGGCGTCTATACAATGTCTTTAACTTTAAATGCAAGTGCTAGTGCTGGTAATCGTAAGGTATATTTTTATGCTGAGTTGGATACTGGCGGCGGATTTAACATTCTTAGATATTCAGCTAGATCACGTGAAATTGTTCCATCAGTAGAAGATCAATTGTTATTTACAGCCACACTGAAAATACCGAAAGGTGCAAAGACACGTCATTACATTTGGGCAAGCGCTAATACAGTCACACTCAATTCTACTGACGTTCCCGGCACAACTGCTGGGACAGTTACATTACCCGCGTTCCGCGTACAATGGACAGGCTCTCTATAAGCATTGACAATTAGTATATTGTATGATATACTACTAATATAATATATTAATATATAAAGGAATTACATATGTGGGATGACTCAGAATTTACATCACCAGACTATTCACAATATGAACAAGACCCTTCTATGGACATGGGTGGATATGATCAAGTTGGTCAAGAATCAATGCAAAATTATGATACCAGTAATTTCTGGGATCAGGGTGGAGCATTCTCCAATGTTCCTGATTTTAATTTTGGTAGTTTCGGACAACCACAACAACAATCAGACATGTTTCAAACACAGAATAATTTTGGTCAAGGACTCCAACCAACAACAGGTCTTACTTCTGTAGGTGAATTTGGAAATCAAGGCAATCTAAGTTCCGGTACTGAAAACAATGGTTGGAATTTAGGTAGTGTTGGTAATACACTTTCTCAACTATTTAATGGGCAAGGTGGTAAGGGTCTAGCTTCTGTTCTTGGCGCGCTTGTTGAAGGCCGCCAGAATAAAAAAGCCTCACAACAGAATCCGCAGATCATCCAACAGATGAGACAACAAGCCTCTCCATTCGACCAAGCATCTACTGGAGCTAGTCAGATGGGTGCAAGTTCTATGCGAGATGCCATGCAACAGAAACTTGCTGTCGCCATGCAAGATCCATATGGTCAACCTCTAGTTAAAGCGCAGACAGATGCTCTAGCACAACAACAGGCAATCAAGGATGCCGCCGCTGGTCGTAGGTCTAACAATGCTACTAGCTCTCCAGCACTAATTGCTGAACAAGCGAAGATTGCACAGAACTATATCAATAGTCTACAGAGTCCTGCAGGTGCTGGTATGTCTGCTGGTATGAGTGGTCTTGATCAACTACTTGCTGCCAGCAAATCTGGTATCAATGGTTATGCTTCTCCAATGATGTCTGCTCTTGGTTATAATCAAGGTGGCTCAAACAACACTGCGCAAATGGACCTGATTCGTCAGATCCTAGCCGGAGGTAAATAATGGCTGGACTACCTATGATCGAAACTGGATACAAACCTGAGTTTGGTCTCGGGGCATTGTATCAAGGATTCAATGCTGCAAATGCTGATCAGTCTGCACAAGAGGAACTCTTAAAACAGTTCCTTGCAAATCAACATGCACAGGTGCAGAACCCTCTAGATGAACAGACAACTGCACAGAATCTTCTAGCTAATCACTATAAGACAAATCCTGAGTATCAACAGGGTATGACAGATATGATTGAGGGTCAGGGGTATTCTAACCTTGCTGCTGGTCAAACTGCACAAGGTCTACAACAATTCAAGGAAAAAGCTGAGAAGCGTGGTCTTGAGAATGACCTCCGTGTTGCTGATGTTCAGAATGATATCTATCAACTAGATGACAAGATTGGTACTGAACAAAATCCCCTCACTCGTATGGCAATGATTAAAAAGCGTGAGAGTCTTCTTCGCAATCTGAAAGAGACTCCGAAGTTCATGGGTCAACGTGAATTGGGTGAAACCCGTACAGATTCTGCTGAGTACATTGCAGAACTTCGTGCACAACAGGCAGCTGAACTTGCTCGTTGGAGAGCCTCTCAATCGGGGGGTACTAAACCTGCAAAGACCTTTGAAGAAACTATTCAACGTATTCTTGCTAAGAAACAGTCTGGTGAGCAACTGTCTGCAGAAGAAGAGGCAGTTCTTGTTGAAGCTGCTAAGGGATTCAATGCGAAGAACACTGCTAAGGTTCAACCCGGCAATGATCTCAATATTGAGAATCCTGCTCTTAAGGGTGTCTTTGTTTCTAAACCTGCTCAGGAAACATATGTTCCAAATGTTGGTGGAAAAGTTCCTGCCACACAAATGAAACAACAAGTAGAAGCAACTGGTGCAAAGTATGAACCCGAGAAGTACGAATATGCTGTTATAAATGGTGTACTTAAGAAGCGTCCAAAAAATAAGGAATAGACATGGCTGAATGGGAAACTGTTGGAAAATCTGACGATGGTTGGGAAGATATTGATGGTTGGGAAACAGTTTCTCCCAAAAAGCGTGATACAACAAAGGTAGAAGATTACCAAATTGGTTTATACAATGCCGCTGCCCCTGTTGTTAAATGGGGTGGCATGGTTGCTGGTGCTGTTCCTAGTTATCTTGGTGACACTGAAACTGCAGATAAGATCTACAAAGGCATGGATGAAACCCTCAAGTCTATGGAAGACTATTGGGTTCCAAAGGATGCAGAGCAGAAGACATTCGGTGGTAAGGCTCTAAGCGTAGGCACAACTCTTCCACAACAACTGTTGTCTTTCCCATTCTCTCCTGCAGAGACTGGTAAGACTTTAGTTGATGCTGGTGAAGATGGTGGTTGGAATGGTACTGCTCAAGGTGGTGCAGCTTTAGATACTCTAGGTAATGTAGTTGGTGTAGCTTTACCCGGTAGTGTAGGTGGATCACTTATAAAGAAGTTTATCACTGGTGCTATATCTAATGCAGTACAAGATACTGCTGTTAAGCAGGCGATTTCTGCACAGGCTAAAACTGAAACTGGCCAAAAAGCTTTTGAACCTACTGTAGAATCTGCAGCCCTTGCTGCAATGGTTGGTGGCCCAATGGGTACACTTAGTCCATCTAAACCACAGATAAGTGAAACAAAACCACCAGCACCTATTGTAGATAAAACTGATCCATCAATTAAAACTAATAGTTACGTTCCTTCTTCTGGGGAACTAACTATGCTTAAGCGTGTCTATGATTCTTCATTAGACAAGATTGCAAACATTGAAAAGGCAATGACAGATGTTAATGATGCAATCGCCAAGACACCGGATGATGTTCCTTCACATTTACTCGACACCTTTAAGGAACTAGAAGATCAACATCGTGCATTGTCTAATAAGACAAAAGAAATTGAAAATATTCTGTCTGATCCAGAACAAATTCCCGATTCGTTCTACACTGAAATGCAGATTCATGAAGATTCTCGTATCAATAATCTACGTGCACAGCGTAAAGCTCGTCGTGGTCCCTATCAAGAACCGCAGCCTCGTACACTAGAAGATATTGAGCGTATGGAAGCTCAGGAACAGGGTAATACTTCTACTGTCCGTACAATTGAAGATACTCCTATGGATAAGCCCTCACCAGAGGCCCCTAAGATGTCTCCAGTTGAGGTTGCAATCTCTCGCATAGGTGAAGCTATGTCTATGCCTAAAGAGAAGCTTACAGAGCGTTTACAGAAGGCTCGTGATGCGCTGGACACCTTGCCAGAACGTATTGAACGGAATGATTCTCCCGGTTCACAGTACAGTTCTATCAAGAACTCTCTTGAACAAGAAGTAAAAGCATATGAGTCTCTTCTTCGTGGAGAGAAGCCAGATCTTGGTTGGTTTGAAGGTAAGCAGGAAGCTCCAAAGACTGAACAATTGTCTCCAGATCCAATTGATCCAAGACAACCTCCAATTGAAGCATATACTTTTAACGAAACTACTAAGGAAGGTTCTTACCGTCCTGCTGTAGATGGTCGTACTCGCAGTCCGGCACAAGCATATCAACATCACACATACAACTATAATAAGTTGTCTCGTATTCTTGAAAATGTTAATAAGCAAATTGCTGCGTATGATAGTGGTCAGACTCCGTCAGGTACTTTTGACATTGCTAAAGCAACAACGATGCGAGATTCACTCGAACGTCAAATTGCTATGCATCAACGAGGTCTTGAAAATGTTCTAAAGAACTCACCAGAACTTCGTGAGAAACTGAATACCCCAGTTGGTGAAAAGCAACCAGAAGTTCCAAATGTTCCCAAAGAAAAATACACTTCTGTAGAAGAGGCTGTTAAGGGTTCTCTTGATAATATTGTAGAAGCGTTTCACGACAATCCAAGTTTGTTTACAAAAGCTAAAGATTCTAATATGCATTTTGATGCTAGACTTCCAAAAGAAGTTATCAAAATGTTTCAGTATTTTGTAGATAAATTAGGTCTAACGAAAGAGAAAGTGTTCTTTGCAATTGACGATTCTCTTCCTAGTTATGGAAGGGCACGTCCATATGGTAATACAATGGTGATCTTTCTTAATCGAGCTGCCATTGAAAAGAGATTTGCAAGTAAAACATTTGGTACTCTGAGAGTAGTTACTCATGAACTTGGGCATTTCTTATTTAATAAATATCTGCAAACACATATCACACATGTAGATCAACTTATTAAACTAGAAACTCAGTTCCAAGAGTATCTTAAAAAGAATAAATTACAACCTAACTTTAAAGACGATTCCACATCTATTATCGAAAGGCAATCAGCTTTTCATGAGTTCTTTGCTGAGCGTACTGCTCGCGAATTAATGTATAATCATGCTTTAGGTGCATTTACTAGTCGTAGTAAATATCTACAATCCTTTAGCAAACTACTATCAGAATCGTATGCATATATTCGTAAGTCTGCTGGTGGATTTAATAAGCAAACCTTTGTGGATGACATCATTCAGGGAGTCATTGCAGATAACAAAACATCTATTGAAACAACTGGGAAAACCTTGTTTGAAAAGATGGAATTGGAGCGCAATGATAAACTACTATTAGATAATCGTGATCCAGATGCATTTCCTTTTTACAAGAAGACAATTCAAGATGTTCGTGAAACCGTAAAGGAACGTGGCTGGACAGCCGGATCAACAAAAGCCGACAGTCTAAATTCGGTTCCACAAATTTCACGAAAAGCTCTTGATGCTCTGGGTAGTGGTGCAGCAGGTCTTTCTCGTAAGTTGTTTGGTAAGACAGGTCTTGCACAGATCTTCAAAGACAATCCAATTATTCAGGATGTTTATTGGAAGATTCGCGATGCTGAGATGAACGCAAGTAACATCTCTAACAAGTTGTGGTTTGGTGATGCTGTTCGTGCTACATGGAATGAAGCTGGCTTCTTTGCTAAGATGTCTAAGATCAAAGAAAAAGCCAGTGCATATATGGTAGTTAAGCAGTCTAAGCCTGAAGACATGGCGGCTGTTCATGATGTTCTGAAGAAGGGTTTTGAAGAGGGTCTCGAATATCAACAGACCCTAGACAAGCACGGCATTCTACTAACAGAAGAGCAGAAGGGTATCTACAACTCGCTGACCAATATGTTTAACAAGCAGTATGAAGCAATGGTCAAAGCACAGACTGACATGGGTAAGAAGAACATTCTTCCTCGTCGTAAGGGATGGTATCCATCTGTGCGTAAGGGTGATTACTTTGTTGACATTAACTTCCAAGGGACATCTGCATATCGCCAGCACTTTGCAACTAAAGCTGAAGGTGAAGCGTTCCTTGAGAAGCTTGGACAAGGCAATCTAAAACACTTGTCTGCTACTGGTGTAGAAAAGATCAAGCTTGAAGACAGCAATCCTTTCCTAGATAGTATTGACACCTTTAAAGACTTTCTTGAGAAGAAGTATCCACAAGCTGGTGGTGTTCTTAAGAAGGATATCGAAGGTCTTGTACAAGCTCTTATTACTAAGGGTGGTAAGTTAGGTAAGCATCACGTGCAACGTTCTAACCTCGAAGGTTATAAAGGTTCAGAGATTTTCGCTGATAACAAAGAACGAGGAAACTCCTTTAAGGAAGCTATCCAAAGTTCTGTCGGTGATTATACAGGAACTCTTCGCAAGATGCAGATCAACCATTATGTAGAACCCCTTCTGCGAAATGGTCAAGAGTCTATGCATCCTGACACATACGCTGCTGTTAAACAAATGACAGATTCCGCATTGAACAAGGTAGAGAACAAAGCACAGGTCATTGACGACTGGGTTCGCAACTCTGTGGATTCAATGGTCAAGAAAGGTTACGACATTGTAGGTAAAGACTTTAAGCCGGGTGATCCTGTCTTTGACAAAGTTAAGAATGGAATGCTTGAAGCGTTCTATCTAACTAAGTTGATGGCAAAACCTGTATTTGCTATTGGTCAAGTTCTGTCTACTCCTGTACAAGCAATTCGTCATATGGCTTATGATGGTGGGTTCCGTGCATACATGTCCTTTGGTAAGGGTCTTCTTAGTCTTGCGACTAACAACAAAGATCTCAAAGATAGTATGTTCAGAGTGTCTCAGACAACGAATGTATTTGAACCTCAGTTCATTGAAGCACTTCATCTTAACAAGAACGATAGTTCCCTCTTAGAAGGAATTAAGAAGTGGGTGTTCTTGAATAAGGTTAATGAAGGTGCAGATTCGTTCTCACGGGTGTTGACATATGCAAGTATGTATGAACATTACAAGTCACTTGGTAAAACTCCAGCAGAAGCTGAGCGTCTAGCAATGCATGGTACTGATGCGACAATGGTACAGTATGGTAGTTCTGAACAGGCCCCTGTGTTTAAACACACAGGCATTGCAGGTGAAATGGCAAGACCACTACAAACATTTGGTCAAGCACAACTTGCAAATATCATTGGTGATATCCGTCACTTCCAAACAATGAAGCCAAGTACATGGGCACCACTACTTACGTATGGTCTAACAGCAACTCTAATGGGTGGTGCAATCTCACCAACATTCGTAACTGAATATGAATTGATTCGTAAATGGTTGGGAATGAGTCATCCAGAGTATGCACTGCCTAGTATTCTAGACATTGTTGCTCACGACGATTCCATCATTGATCGTATCATACCAGACGACGATGCTGCTAGAAAGGCTATCCTATATGGATTACCTTCTCTGACAGGATTGGATCTTGCTTCATCTGTTCGTGCTAACCAAGGCTTTGCTACTCTTCTTCTGAGTGTTCTATCTGCAGAGGAAAACTGGCAAGCAATGTTCCCACTAATCACCTATGCAGCAACAACTGCTAGTGGAATGGGCACCATTGCAAGTGAGTTGATGGGTAAGAAGCACACAGATGGCGAATTGTCTAAGGGTATTAGTGCTGCTATGCCAACTGGTCCACTTACCTATGGCACAAAGGAATTGTTTGGTGTTAATGAAACAAATCTTTTTGGTGAAAATACTGGTATGATGCCTCTTGGTAATACAGGAACGGCTGAAAAACCCAGAGAACCTATTGACATTGTTGCTGGTATTCTTGGTACTAAAGGAACAGACGATAAGTTTGAAACTCAGAAGGCACTACACAGAACTGAGATTGATAAGAATCGTCAGACCCAAATCAAGAGATTAGCAGACCTAGCAATCGAGACAGGCGATCAGAAGTATTTGGAAAAGATCGTGTCGTACGGACTAGATGAGAAGACATTAAAGTCAATGATTGGCTCTGAAATCTGGAGTCGTCTTGCTGATGTTGAAACTAGATATCTTGTTAACTCTAAGGGCAAGGCACCAGCCAATTACGAGACTGCTCGCAAGGCATCTCTACTTAATAAATTTAGGAGTAGTGAATGACAGCATTAGATATTATCAAGAAGTATGAGGGTCTTAGACTCAAAGCGTACTTGTGTCCTGCTGGGATTCCTACTATTGGTTGGGGTCATACATATGGTGTTAAGTTAGGTAGAACAATCTCCGTCCAAGAGGCGGAGGTTCTTCTTGACCATGACTATCAAGCTGCTCAAGACCAAGTAGAACGTTTAGTTACAGTTCCACTTACTGAAAACCAACTTGGAGCTTTAACGAGCTTCGTGTTCAATTTAGGTATGGGTGCACTAGCTATGTCAACCTTGCTAAAGAAACTCAACAAGGGCGATTACAGTGGTGCTGCTGAGGAGTTTAATAAGTGGGTCTATGCTAAGGTCAATGGCGTTAGTACTAAACTTAATGGTCTAGTTACCAGACGTGCTGAAGAACGTGAACTATTTTTAACATAACAAAAAGCCCCTAGTCCTTTCGGATATAGGGGCTTTATTTTGTCTATTACTTTTGTTTAGGTCGGAAGACTATGGCAACTTCCCAGTCAGGTTCTTCATCATAAGATGTGACAAACGCCACACCCTTCTTTCCATCTGGATGATCCTTAACCTGTTGTAGAGTTTCTAGAAGAAGTTCTTTAAATTGTGGATTCATTTTATCTTTCTTATTATTAGATACCGCACACACCACTTACACAAGCACGATCAATATTCTCTTCGTAGACAATACCCTTATGCTTGATAGCCTCTTCGTAGGGTACTTCTGTTAGAGGTTGACCCCCACGTGAACCATCGGGGTAACATGTAAATCCACGAAGTCTGGGTGCATATTTGGAAAGCGTTTCTGCAAAACGGCTAACATCTCCTTCTCCATTACCCTTAGATCCCCAAGCGGGAAGATTGATGGTACTTGAAATTGACATGTCCACATAATCTTGAATATCTGCTTGGAAGGCAAGTCGTTTTTCGTAGTCATTGCTTAGACCATATGCAGTTTCAATTTTACTTGGATCAAGACCATACTCCTTAATTAATTGATCGGCAGTTGTGTCAACCACATATTCATACTTCCATTTAGTACCATCTGTGAGATACCTTCGCTTATAGGCGACGGCAAAGAGTGGCTCAATTCCAGTAGTTGTCCCCGCGAGAATGCCGATAGAACCTGTTGGAGCGATGGCACGGTAAGCAACTGGTTTGGAAATAAATAGGCGCTCACAATGTTCATTAGCTGATCGTTCGGATTCATTCTTATATACCTTTAACCATTCATGTAGTTCTGGTGTTGCCACATATCCTTGTCCTCGTTGGAGAAGCCATGCATGGATACCCATAAGTCCAAGTCCAAGTCGTCGATTCTTTTCGCGGACCTTGTAAACTTTATCGTACGGCAAATCTGCTCGTAACGTTCCACAAACAAGGAATTTGGAACCGAGTTCAACAATATGTTTGAATTCTTCAATTGACGAAACATTACTGAGATTGACACTACCAAGATTACATACATCAGAGTCATCCTCAGATGTAACTTCCGTACATGCATTTCTAAGGGTTTCATTTTGTTTATCCCCAAAGTTAAAGCTAAAGCCGGGTTCACCTGTCATCATTGCTTGACGACAATTCTCTACGAAGGTTGGTAGCTCTGCACGATGTGCATTGTACAACCACTTGTCATCATAATTGACAGAGATATTGGTCATGTCCAGAGGAGCAGCAGCATTGAAATCTTCAGCCTTTAGATCCTTGATCCGCTGACTCCAGTTCTTTGCCTTCAGGAACTGGGGAATGTCTTCGTGAAGCCAATTCAGTGAGGCGTAGATTGCACTGCGTCGAGACCCACCTTGCATGACGCCCCGGCCAACTTCGTTGATCATCTGCATCAATGGGATCGGGCCGCTTGATAAGCCACCTGTACGACTTAAAGGCTTCCCTGATGGACGGAGCATAGAGTAATCGATGCCAATGCCTCCACCAGTCATGAGACAACTTACTGCTCGTTGTGTTAAGTCCGCCCATTCTTCCCTCGTATCATGTTCTGCTCGTAGCAAGAAGCAATTATTAAAGTAGCTGTTACCACGACCTGCATACCAAAGATAACGACCCCCGGGCACGAAAGCCATACGTTTAATATATTCAACCAATGCATCACGATCTTCTTGTGACATCAAGGGTTTGTCTTTGCCCCAACGTGAACCACACACATCCTCTACTAAACGTTCAGCTAAAGCATCCCACGTATCATTGACACCTTGGCTATACTTATTTTTAAATATGTTTTCACTGAAACTGTTCTTGAATCTGTTGACTTGCATAATATTCCTGTAGTTGTTTGTTCCAATCATCATCTTCAAAATGATGTTGAAGTTCTCGTTTTGATTTGCGTTCTAAGTGCTGTTCTTTTTTACCAGGAGAAGGAAGATTATCCTTCTTCCCTGTCCAAGGCTTCATCGATTTCATTGTAGTACTCTCGAACACGCTGCTGCTTATCAAAAATAATGCTCTCTAAGGCATCTACAAGCTCACCAGATGAGAGATCAACGATCTCTAGTACAGTGACCTCATCTTCTTGTTTTAATTGTTCTAGAAGGTCATAAAAAGTAGACATGTTATTTCTTAAAGTTAGTCACAATTCGTTGTCCAAAGAGGAAACCAAATGCAATATTTGCACCTTCAAGACTAATCAGTTTAACAGCGGGGTCAATGCCTTCTACGAACGCCAGACCCACACCACCAAGAATGACAGCAAAAGAAGCAAGATACCTAGCCGAACCACGAAGGTCAACCACCCACTGAGAAGGAGTGCCTCCCGGATTGTCGAGCTTCGCAATTGTTTCCATCCTGCGAATATCTTGTTCATCAAGTTGTATTTGCTCCGCAACGGTTGTAGGTTTAACACCGCCGGTTAAGGCGGTGATACCTTGTTTGATACCCTCCACACCGACAGGAATCAGTGCGGAGAGCAATGTAGTTAATAGAATACTCATGGCATCCAATCGAAAAGTCCCGGAGCATGTTCCGAGAGTTTGTTATTAATAATCTTTGCTACCTCGCGGATTTCCCACTGCGCATGTTTGTCGGCACGTAGTTTGATGAAGTCCAGCCAAGCTTGAAAGTTACCTGTGACAATTAGTTCTGTCGTCCCACCATTCGGTAGTACAAAGCGTGCATCTTCTTTCTTAATACCGGCAGCCAATAATGTTTTGTATTGTACCAGCGCAGTTTGATATGAAGCAGTGATAATAGCAGCCATATCTGGAGAGACTGGCGGAACGACAAAGTCTGTTTCTGTTTCATTGCAATACCTCTGTGATCTTTGGAGGAAGTCTAGATGTTTTGATCTAACAAACTGGTGACTACAAGCTCGGCTGATTCCTCCGACATGAAATGTTGCGAAAGCAAATCGAAGAGTTGCAAGATGGCCCTTATCTTTACAAGAGATAGCGCGCTTAATGCAAGTTTCTTTTTCAAGGTTGGAGTTATAGCAGATGCCTGCAAATCGTCCGATAAGTTCGAGTGAGTTTGGTGTGACGTACTCAAGCTCAACGTGCATCACCAGACCCTGTCAGTACATCACGAGCCTTGCGAGATTCTAGTTTAGAATTATTGATAGTAAGTAGATCTTCGAAACTATATCCCAACGCATCTGCCATACGGGCGATGTACCAACAAACATCACCAAGCTCAAAAATAATACCACCAATATCAAGCTTGCCATCACGAAGATGCTTTTTGATTTTGTCTGCGACTTCACCAGCTTCTCCATTAAGACCAAGTGCTAGGTAGGAAAGTTCAGCATCATTACCAGTACCTGCACCGGGATAGATTGCAGTGCTGAGAGTCCAATTTTGATATGAGTTTGCATCCATTATTTAATTTCCTTAAGTTCTTCGTTAGCAATAAGAGCATTTAGATAATCGCGAGACTTATAGAGATCGCGCAGACCATCCTTTTCTCGCCATCTAAATACATACTTCATGATGTTACCTTCAGCAAATGGAACTTGCTTGTCAATAAGCAAATCCATTAGTCGAGTGTCGCCATAATGACTAGGACTTTGCATTTAAAAGCCTTTCAATTTCATTTGCAGCTTCTTCTAGTAAATCAGCTAAACGATCAGGTTTGTTTTCTTGAACAGATTTACGTGTA